ATACACAAATAAAAGTTAGTATCTGTGTGCAGTGTATGCAAGATTAAGCCCTGAGAAATCAGGGTTTTTTTAGTTTTTAAATTCCACTGTCAGGAGTAACAGCGACTCAGGTTACTGAAGCGTGATTACTTATAGAAAAGCCCGCTGATGCGGGCTGTTTCTGTGTTAGTTTTTTTACTTTTTAATATTATTTAAAATTTTTAAATCTAAATTAAAGTCTACTGCTCTACCTAGACGTGCAGAATTTCTCATCTGATAAACTTGAATAGTATAAACGCCAGTTTCTGGCAGAATGATCTCACCTGTGGAGTCTACTGATGTCGAGCCAATATAAATTGCCTCCGCTTCACCTGGTTTGTCACCCGGAGCATAGACATTAACGTAAGCTAGGTCTCTTGTACTTAAGATATTAAATTTTAAAATTTGTCCACGCTGAGCACGCACAGTATATCGCGCATCATTATACCCTTTAAAATTCCCCTTAATCTTTGTGCCATACGTACCTTTTTTAAAAACTATAGGTGTTTCAACAGGTTTTGCAAATGTATGAGCTACTCCAATTGAAGATACGACTAAGATTGCAACTTTTAAAATGTTTTCCATATTGGCATCCAATTTAAGTTTAAAAATATAAATAGTTTAAGCTGCTTTCTATTTTAAATTTCAATCGAATCATTAATGTTTAAATTCGTTTATAACAAGTAATCAATATCTATAGGGTTTAGTAAGAGATTACTTCAGCTGCAAATAGTAACTGTTATCTGTAATAGATGGTCATTGAGGTTTATACTTTTATTAACGTCGTCTTGGACAATGAGTGCCATTCCCACCTGGTAGGCAATCACAAGCACTACCATCCCTATCCCGATCTAATCGCTTATAACCAGGTTTCTTGGCATTGAAATAGTTTTGTGCCTCTTTGTGCGTCTTAAAGTCAGCGCATTTTACAGCGAAAGCAGAAGTAGTCGATAACCCCAATAAAACTATCATTAGAAATTTCATTTTATTCATCCGTCATTTTTTTCTTAAACTTATCACAACTTTTATGTAAATTATCTGCTTTCAACTAAAGAAGAATAAAAATGAAGATTTCAAAGGGTTTCTGGGGAATGCTCTCAGTCATATTGGTTGTAGGTATAGCTTTCTACAGTTATCTAGCTATTGCATCCAAACCTGAAATATTAAATGGGTATAAAGAAGGTAGTGAAGAATATAAAGGTTATACCTTTGCAAGAGACAACCAGCTCAAGTCTAAAGAAGAATGCTCAATAGCAACTATAGAATTTCCAGAACTTCCCAAAGTCAGTGTCAACTTTATGAGTGGTTGTAAAAGTTATTTTAAAAAGCCTTCCAAGTGAGGGCTAACTATTTGTATGAATTATTTTTTATATATTTCTAATACTAGAAATATCACTTATTTTAATTAAAATAGATAAGACTATGATTACTATATGAAAAACTATACTAGGAAAATACAAAATGCTTAAAAACAAAGCCGCCTTGAGTAGCTCTATTTTTATCAATAAAATTTAATTTTTCTATTGAAATATATAAGAATTATTTTAATTGATTTCATTGTTAATAGAAGTCTAGATAATAGCTAATATATAAAAGTAATTAAAAGTAACTTTAGGTTAAAAATGTAATTTTTATGTTTTTAGTAATTTTAGAATTTTTTGTTTAATAGTTAGTTAGTTTTTTAAACAATTTACATTTTTTTATTTTGAAACATTAGAAAGATATATCGTTAGCACAATCAGGTATTCTATATAGGCTAGATAGAATTCTAGTTGTTAATTTTAAACTTATAGGAAGTATTATAATGACTAATCAACAGAATGATCAACAACGTCACCAGAACCAGCAAGGTCAGCAAAACGATCAACAAATGCCAGGTCAGCAGAATCAACAAAACGATCAACAACGCCAATCAAATCAACAGATGCCAAGTCAGCAGAATCAACAAAACGATCAACAACGCCAATCAAATCAACAGATGCCAGGTCAGCAGAATCAACAAAATGATCAAAATCAAAAAAATATGTAACATATAGTGTTATATAAAGTGAATTTGATTCTTTAGCTAGTAAAGTCCTCCAAGTGAGGGCTTTTTATAAAACTTAAAAACTATATAAGCTTAAATTTCTTATTCACAAAATATAAAGCTAATATGATTCCTAACCAGAATAAGTAATCTAGAATAAAGTAGTTAAAGAGGAACTCATCTAGATCCCAAAAAATAAATAATGCGCTTATATTGTTACCAGGTGAGGTAAAATCTCCATCAATTAAAAAGACAAATGGAAAGCCGCCTGCGAGTCTTGGTACTTCCTCAATTCTGTCTACAATTGTACGTTCAACAGGGATATATCTTTGATAAAGCAATGACATCGAGGTTAATATAAAAGCCAAGATACCGATGTAGCATGCATACAATATTTTTCTCATCAACTTGACCTAAGGCTTCATCATAATTCTAATAAGATTTAGATTACCTCAATTAGGGCTTTTTGATAACTTTGATCCATATCTAAATTTTCTTAATTACTATATTGATTTTTATTTATGCGTTACAGTTTGCGTTACAAGAGTTTTTACTATTAAATTAATTTTTAAATAACAATAATTTACTATATTAATTAGATGCACGCCGAGCGCACCAATTTCCTGTTTTACCCCATCCGATGAAATCTTAAAACCATTAAAAATAAGCAACTTACATGATTGGGTTGTTTGACGCTGTCCGATGGCGTTTTAGGATACCGTAAAAAGATGCCTAAATTAGTTATCAGTCTAACCGACTCAAAAATTAAATCTGCAATATCAATGCAAAAGAAATTATTTGAAAAAAATATAAAGCTTTCAGATGGTGGTGGTCTTTATCTGTTATTAGATAAGAAAGGTGTGGCATATTGGCGTTTTGATTATGTTCGCCCAATTTCGGAGAAAAGAGCCACTATTGCGATTGGTATTTATCCGAGTTGTACATTATCCAATGCTCGTGCATTATTTTTTAAACAATAG